GGTGGTAGGTCCATGCGTGCGGGGGGGCTGGGGGGGCGTGTGACTCTCTGTAGACGGAGGGCGAAAGCCCAGCCGGATAAACGGGGGTAAGGCATGGACATACAGACAAAAACAGATATTATACACCAGAAAATATACGATTTTCTGCTATATATTTACCCTCTGCTTACGAAGTACCCAAAGTATGAGAAATTCAGTTTACAGACGGCGACAAGAAACGCAATTCTTGAAATGCTGCAAGAGGTTATAAAGTGGGATAAGACGGCAACGAAAAGCCACTTATACACGGTAGATACGGCATTGCAGGAAAGTAAAGAATTGCTGCGGCTGGCGCATGACTTGAAGTATAGCGCTATGAACGCACGGCACTACGGCGAGAGCTGCCGCAAGCTGAAAGAAATAGGCGTTATGCTGGGCGAACTGATAGAAGAGGTAAAGACCAGAAAATAGCAGGATATGGGGCAGCTGCTTACTTACAGCCTCTGGCGGCGCTGATAGCGGGCGGCAACTGGAACAATGGGGCGAATTGCGGCGCTCGTGCCGTGAATTGCAACAATTACCCGTGGAATGTCAATACGAACATTGGCGCTCGTGGGGCGTGTGACTTAGTGAGAACATTACAGGCACAGAGTTCTACGGAATACTGGCAAGGACTTAGAAAGGGATAAGACCGAGTGTTTAATATCCTATAGTCAGAGCGGCTGTCCCGCCGTGAGGCAAAGAGAAAAAATACGGCTGCTGGTTAGTAGCTACGGCGAAAGGCAGGAGCTTAATACTTGAAGAGAGTAGGATACATTACCAATAAGGACGGGCGGCGCATTACGCTTTTAGAGGCTATGGGCGACTATGGAAACGTACAGAAAGCCTATAACAAAGCCAGAAAGTGTAAACGCCACAGAAAAGACGTACTGATTTTTACGAAAGACAAAGAGGAAAACTTAGACAAGGTGCGGGAAGATATTATAAACCTTGCCTATGAGCCAAGCAAATACCATTACTTTAAGGTGTACGAACCGAAAGAGCGGCAGATAATGGCGCTGCCGTTCTATGACAGGGTGGTACAGCACGCCATAAACAACGTGTTAGAGCCTATATTTGATAAGCGGTTTATATCGCAGTCTTACGCCTGCCGGAAAGGTAAAGGTATGCACGCTGCGTCTGATACGCTAAAAGAGTGGCTGTATGAGTGGAACAAATACCACCCAGACCAGCCGCTTTATGCTATCAAGGCAGATATACACCACTATTTCCAAAGCATAGACCATGCGGTATTAAAAACTGAAATACGTAAGGTTATAAAAGACGCTGGGGTACTGGCATTGCTGGACAGGATAATAGACCACAACGGCAATATGCCGGACGGCGTAGGGATACCAGTAGGAAACCTTACCAGTCAGTTATTTGCAAATATCTATTTGGACGCATTAGACCAGTTTATTAAGCATGAGCTGGGCGTAGAGGCGTACATACGCTATATGGACGACTTTGTAATATTAAGCCCAGACAAGGAACAGCTGCGCAGCTGGCTTGCACGGATAGAGCAATTCTTACGGGAAGAGCTTAAGTTAGAGTTTAACCCGAAAACTACAATACTGGCAGCAAAGAACGGTATAGACTTTGTAGGCTACAAACACAGGGCAACGCACAGGAAAGTGCGAAAGGACAGCATAAAGCGCATAAAGCGTACTATCAAGAAGTGCGAGAGCGGGAAAATCACAAAAGAGCAGTTACAAAAGAGCATACAGAGCTGGACGGGACACGCAGGACACGCCGACAGCTACAACCTACGAAAGAAAATAGAAACGCTGGCAGAGGCAGCCATAGAAAAGGCTGCTTAAGCGGCAGAATGCAGGAGCGAGTACATGAGTAGCAATTTACTAAGGGTAGTACAAGAACAACAGGAAACCATAGAAAAGCAAAGCAGGCTTATTGCTGATTTAATAGCCACTCTGGAAAGCTGGGAGCAGACAGCGGGCTACGACGGCGAAGAGCTGAAAGAGCGGGCAAAAGATTTGCAATTAAGAGAAAGGCAGGATTTATGAACATGACTATTACAGAATTTATTGAGGCGGCGGCACATAACAAAATTATCCAGCTGGTAGTATTGGCGATTGTGTGCGACACGGTTTTTGGCGTGCTGCGTGCAATCAAAGAGAAGAAATTTAACAGCTGCGCAGGCATTGACGGGGCTATCAGAAAAGTAGGTATGCTTATTTCTCTGGTATTCATGCTGGCAATCGACGTACTGATTAAGATTAACTTAATCGGATTTATACCGGAGCAGGCACGTACATATTTAGGGCTTGATACCGTGGGCGTGGCTGAATTTTTCGCATTGCTTTACATTGCCTATGAGGTAGTGAGTATTTTTAAGAATATGGCATTATGCGGGCTGCCTGTAAAAAAGGTATGGGAAAAGGTGCGGGAGTTTCTGGCGAAGTATACGGACGAACTGCCGGACACAGACGAACTGGACGGGGACAGCACCACAGGCAACGTAGAGGAACACAGGACACAGGAAAGATAAGAATAATAAGGACATAGCAGCAAAGAGCGCTTGCGGGACACCGCAGGCGCTTATTTTGTATGCGGAAAGGCAGGAAATATGAACATTAACAGAAAGATAAGTAAGTACAATTTCAATAAGGGCAGCGTTTCCAGAATTAAGTATATTGTTATCCATTATGTAGGCGCACTGGGCGGCGCAGAGGACAACTGCCGATATTATGGCGGCGGCAATAGAAATGCGTCGGCGCATTACTTTGTAGGATTTAACGGCGAGGTATGGCAGTGCGTAGAGGACGCTAATATAGCGTGGCATTGCGGAGCGTCGAGCTATAAGCACGCAGAGTGCCGAAACGCTAATAGTATCGGTATTGAAATGTGCGTAAGGAAGAAAAACACAAAGAGCATGGGCGCAACAGATAAAGACTGGTATTTTGAGGACGCAACAGTAGAGGCAGCGGCAGAGCTTACCCGTTACCTTATGAATAAATACGGTGTGCCTGCATCTCATGTAATCAGACATTACGACGTAACGGGCAAGATTTGCCCTAACCCGTATGTATATAACACCAGCGCCCACACATGGGACGAGTTTAAGCGTAAAATCAGCGGACAGGCAGAAACACCGCAGGGCGGCAATGAAAAAACAATATGGAATTTTCTTACAGGCAAGGACTTAAATGCTTATGCCGTGGCTGGTATTATGGGTAATCTGTATGCTGAAAGCGGGCTTATGCCGAACAACTTACAGAACACCTATAACAATAAGCTGGGTAAGACGGACGCAGAATATACAGCAGCGGTGGATAATGGCAGCTATGGCAATTTTGTAAAGGACAGTGCAGGCTATGGGCTGGCGCAGTGGACGTATTGGAGCAGAAAACAGGCGTTGCTTAATCATGCAAAACAGGCGGGCGTATCCATTGCAGACCTTAATATGCAGCTGGGCTTTTTATGGGAAGAATTGCAGGGATACACAGCAGTAATGGACGCACTGAAAAAGGCGGGCAGCGTGCGTGCTGCATCTGATGCCGTTCTTACTGGATATGAAAAGCCAGCAGACCAGAGCGAAACAGTAAAGAAAAAGCGTGCAGAGTACGGCGAGGGATACTATAAAAAGTATGCAGCAGGAAACGGTACAAAGTATTACAGAGTGCGCAAGAGCTGGACGGACGCAGCAAGCCAGCTGGGGGCGTTTACGTCGCTGGAAAATGCAAAGAGCGCTTGCAAGGCGGGTTATACTGTATATGATGATAACGGCAAGGCGGTATATACCGCAGCAGGGCAGCAGGCAAGCGCAGGCGTTCCGTTTAGCGTACAGGTAGATATTTTAGACCTTAATATCAGAACAGGAGCAGGCACGAACTATGCAAAGACGGGAGAAACCACAGGAAAGGGAGTATTTACCATTGTGGAAGTGAAAGCCGGACAGGGTGCAAGCGTTGGCTGGGGACGCTTAAAGAGTGGCGCAGGCTGGATTAGCTTAGATTATGCCACAAGATTAGCTTAAGTTTTCGAGGGTGGGCGGTTCGCTGTCTGCCCTCTATTTTTTTGCAATTTTATAGGATTTTCTGCATAAAAGCGTTGACAATATACCAAAGTTGGTATATAATAAAATCATGGAAAGGAGATAAGAACAAATAAGAGGCAAAGCCACTGGAAAGGAGAAACGGCACAATGGGTAAGAAAAAGAAACAAAAGAAAAAGCCTATCGAATGGCGAGACCTGACAATCAACGCATTGATAGACTTAATCATAGGCATAATACTTATCATAATCGGTAAGTACATAGGTTAGGGCGAAAGCCCTAACCGACAGGCGGGCAATAAGCCCGCCGCCCCTAAAAAATATAACACAAACCCACAGCCGAGTAAAGAGTATGCTTTTGAAATTAGGAGTATTTTTAGTAGTAGTAGGACTGGTAAAGCTGCTTATTGCTTTCGTTTTGAGAGCAAAGGAAAAGAGAGGTAAGGCATGAACTTAGGCGAGAACATAAGGAAAGCACGAAAAGCGGCGGGCGTTTCACAGTCAGAACTTGCGGAACGCCTGCAAGTCCACCAGAAAGATATAAGCAGGTGGGAGAATGGGGCGCACGCACCGACAATAGAAATGTTTGCGAAAATATGCAGAGAGCTTAACGCCTCTGCTGATGAAATTTTAGAATTGAAGTAGATACGAAAGCGAGGGCTTACTATGACAAAGAAAAAGGTAATTTTATTGGTAGTGGCTGCATTATTTGCAGTAAGCGGTTTAACGGCGCTGCCGTCTGGAAATATAACAGGTGGGGTGGGTTGTATTGTGATTGCGGCAGTATGCGCCTATTTTGGACTGAAAAAGAAAAGCGCAGGAAAAGAGAACGGAAACAGAACACCAGCGCCTGCCGCCGCATCTGGTAGCAGGGTTTTAGATACAATCAGAACGAAAGTAGTAGGCGTGACGTTCAATAATGAGGACGGAGAAAACAGGCAGGATATTTTAAGCAAAATGTCCGATAGTGAAGATATTACAGTAGAAAAGTACACATACAACGGAGAGCCTGCCGCATACGTAAAGTGGGGCGATAAGGTAATAGGCAATCTATCGGCAGAGCTGGCAGGGGACTTAGCGAGAAAGTACCCGAAAGCCCGCTACACCGCAGAAATACTGGAAATTTCTGGGGGGGGGGGTACAGACGTTCGGGTGCAATATAGAGCTTGACGTAATCGAGGACGCAACGCCCAGCGTAAGCCAGCATACGGGAGAAACTACAGTATATGTAGACCGTAGCAATAAAAAATACCATAGTAAGCCTAACTGTTCGGGAATGAAAAACCCAAAGAGCATACCGCTAAGCCAAGCAAAGAAGAAATACACCGCTTGTAAAAAGTGTTGTAAATAGGTAAAGGCATAAGCCGCAGACTTGTAAAAGAGTTTGCGGCTTTTCGTCGTATATAGAACAAAAGAGAGGTAGAGAAAATGGCAAAGGGCTTTAAGCATCTGACAAAGGCGGATAGGATAAAAATAGAGGCATTATTAAAGGCAGGACACAGCATAAAGGAAATTGCAGAACTACTGCACGTACACCGCAGCACGATATACAGAGAAGTAAAGAGGGGGATATTTACGGCGCTTAATTCAGACCTTACGACAGAGGAACGCTATAGCCCAGATATTGCCGACGATAAGTATAGAGAAAATTTGAAAAGTAAGGGCGGGGTACTTAAAATAGGGAATGACATAAAACTTGCGAATTACATAGAGGACAAAATAATAAATGAAGATTATAGCCCAGCAGCGGTACTGGGAGAAATTAAGGCGCAGGGAAAAGAGGGGGAATTTAAAACAACGATATGCGTAACCACTCTTTACAGCTATATTGATAAGGGGATATTTTTAAGGCTGACAAATAAAAATCTGCCAGTGAAGAAAAATAAAAAACGGAAATATAACAAAGTGGATAAGCAACAGACCAGAGCGGCAGCAGGCACAAGCATTGAAAAGCGCCCGGACGAGGTGGAAGAGCGTAAGGAGTTTGGACATTGGGAAATGGACAGCGTAATAGGTAAACGTGGAAAATCAAAAAATAGTCTGCTTGTACTGACGGAAAGAAAGACCAGAGCGGAAATTATTTTTAAGCTGCCAGAACATACGGCAGCAGAGGTAGTAAGCGCAGTAGACAGGTTAGAGAGAAAATGGGGAGAACTATTTAAGCAAGTATTTAAGACGATAACAGTAGACAACGGCAGCGAGTTTGCATATTGCGAGGAATTGGAGCGCTCTATATTGAAAGAGGGCGAACAACGGACAAAGCTATATTATTGCCACCCGTATAGCAGTTGGGAACGTGGAACAAATGAAGTTACAAATAAACTGGTGCGCCGGAAGATACCAAAAGGGGAAAACTTTGACAGCAAGACTGACGAAGAGATACAGAATATAGAAAACTGGATAAACAACTATCCACGCCGGATACATAAATATAGGACAGCAGGGGAATTATTCACGGAAGAGGTAAGAAAAATAGGATAGAAAAAATTTAAAAAAGTGTCGCATTTAATATTGACATTTTTAAAAAAATAAAAAAATGCAAAAAAAATATTGACAATCTAAAAACCTTATAATATAATAGGCATTGCGCTACGGGAGAGACAGGAACGTAGGAAATGCCGGGGTGTGGCTCAGCTTGGCTAGAGCGCCTGGTTTGGGACCAGGAGGTCGCAGGTTCGAATCCTGTCACCCCGATAAACTCTGCGGGTGTAGTTCAATGGTAGAACACCAGCCTTCCAAGCTGGATACGTGGGTTCGATTCCCATCACCCGCTTTTCCGTAGAAATACGGAGAGCCTTTTGAAAAGGGGATATTAAAATGAGTCTGTAGCTCAGCTGGATAGAGCAACGGCCTTCTAAGCCGTAGGTCGAGGGTTCGAATCCCCCCAGGCTCGTTATGGTGGGTATGGTGCAGTTGGTTAGCGCGCCAGATTGTGGTTCTGGATATCGTGGGTTCGAGTCCCACTACCCACCCTTTTCTTTTATAATTCAAACTGGCATGCAGTGTCAGAAATAAAGTCTTTAATGGGCTATCGCCAAGCGGTAAGGCACAGGACTTTGACTCCTGCATTCGCTGGTTCGAATCCAGCTAGCCCAGTTATCTCGGGAAGCTGAGAAGAAATAGTGAGGGCGTGTAGCTCAGTTGGTAGAGCACTTGACTTTTAATCAAGTTGTCCGGGGTTCGAATCCCCGCACGCTCACTGTGAAACAAGCGAATATGCTTGTTTTATTTTTTGTATAGGCGACGTGCTAAAGTCCGGGGATGCCCGGAAATTTGGAGGTTGCTTACAAAGTCCCGAGATATGCCTTTTGGCGTTTTCGGTGATCGAAATATAACATGCGGATGTGGCGGAACTGGCAGACGCGCTAGACTTAGGATCTAGTGGGAGACCGTGCAGGTTCGATTCCTGTCATCCGCAGTACAAAAGCCTAGTTTTACTGGGCTTTTTTAATTTCGTGTTGCATACCGTGTTGCATATTTTCAAAATAATCGTTTGCCCTTGCATCCATATCACTTGTTTTGTCTACCATTGCATGTCTGTAAACTTCTTTCAAAACTCTGTCACTTCCCCATCCTCCACGTTGCATAATATACGCATCAGGTATGCCTATCGCGTGTTGGACGCTTGCGCAGTAGTGCCTAAGATCATGAAAACGGAAATGAGGTATGCCGGTACGTTTCAGAATATCCCGAAACCGATCCGTGATCATGGAAGGGTTTAGGCTTGTTATTCGTCCGTTTTTGCTTAATTTACTTAAGACGAAATCCGGAAATCTGATATACCTGTCTCCTGAATAGGATTTCGGGGATTTTATTACCCAATTACGCTCAGAATCCAAAACCATCGATTTACTTACATGGACAACCCCATCTTTTATATCAGATGAATCTAGAGCGCATATCTCACCGCGCCTCATAGGTCCGAATGCGGCAAGGAGGATAGGAATCTCCATCTCATCATTTTTTACATACTCTATCAGTTTCTTTATTTCTTCATCAGACGGAATATACAGCTCGGGGCGTACTTTTTTAGGGAGAGTAGTATTAAGCTGTAAGTCTGGGCGATACACACCTAAAACAGCCGACAGTAATCCGTGGATATTCCTAACGGTTTTTGGAGATTTTCCGGAAGCCTCCTCATTTATTGCAATTTGGATCATGTCACAGGTGATATCTTTTAGTTTTAATGGCATAAGTGTAGGGAGATTGCGTTCACGCTGCCGTTTATATTCTCTGATTGTAGCAGGAGACAATGTCTTATTTTTGCTCTCGATATATCGGTCGTAGGCAACTCCTAGCGTAATATTTTCCACGGTGACTCCGGCATCTTTATTAGCCGCCCATTCAGCCGCTATCTGCTCACATTTTCGCTTTCCTCTAGCTGTTGGGTCGTCACAGGTAAAAGATTCGTATATGCGCTTTTTCTTCACAGTACCATCTTTCTGACGAATATTCTCCGTATGGGAATAGACTAGGCATCTCCATGACCCTGATGGTAATTTTTTTGCTGTTGCCATAAAATCATCTTCCTTTCTTTTTTTTGGTATAAAAATAACAGCCATCGAAAATATGTTCCGATTGCAAGCTGCTCCCGAAGATGATACAATATTTCTGACCAAAGTATTGCATATCCCCGGATATGTATTTCCGTCCTGGTGTTGGCGCACCGGGGCGGTTTTTTAATTTTCAAGCGACAAACTTTTTTCGCTTGAATTCTTATTACTGAACTGGCAACTCAAATGTTGCAGTGTGTTCTGTATAATTGTTATCATACAAAGAGACTATTATTTTAATGTTGCCACTCGCATTGTTCAGAGCAATACACTCTTGCGCGCCAACGCATTTTGCACCTACAGGAATCTGCTGCGGGTAAGTCGTTGAAGTTAATGGATAGGTTTCAGCAATCTCTCCGGCACTGTCTATAATTTGGAACGAAGTAGAGCCAATGAATAAGTCTTGAAGGTCATTCTGATAACCGATATTTTCATAATCGTAATTTAGATAAATAACTTGAGCTGGCGTTTTATCTGAATATTGATTACGTTCTTCTGTTTGAGTAACGGAAGTAAAAGTTAAAGACCATAAACCATCAACAGTCCATGTTTCATTCAAACCATATACTTTGTTTTGCTCTTCTTGTTTGCTCTCAAGGTCGGAATCGGAGAAATCCGAAGTTTCTTCTTGCTGCGCTTTTTTCTCTAATTCTGCTATTTGCGCTTTTAATTCCTTGTTTTCTCTTTTTAACGAATCCATTTCGGAAGAATTATTACTACAAGCTGTCATGGATGCCGCCAGTATTCCAGCAATCATCATTGTTACAATTTTTTTTCTTCATATTCTTTTCCTCTCTTTCCCCCGTTCCTTTAACACCACTTTATATAATCGCCGCAGCGGTTATACCTCTTCCATGACTGCCAGATTCGGAATGAAGAAGATAATGTAATTGTCTATCTTCGCATATTCTCCGTATTTTTCCGTGTAGCAGTCGATACATTCCTGTAAAAATTGTTCTGTTACGCCCAAATATTCTGCTGTCTCGTGTCGAGAATGACATCCGGCGCGGAACGCTTGTATAATTCCGGTCAGTCCGATCAGCTTGTTATACCCCCAAAGCCTTGCTTGTCGTTCCTGTTTGCGATTCTGGAAGTCGGATAAATCTGTTATATCTCCGACAGTTGTATAGTAATGCCCCAGTTCTTCCGCGAGGACGCAGGCTTTTTCAGCGCCATTATCTACAGACGTATTAATTGCGATATTTCCATCTATATAGATACCTTTTAGGTTTTCTTCTCCGAGATAATAATTATGCACTTTTACCGCATTTTCAAAGGCTTCTTGTTCTAATTGTTCAAGTTTATTCAAATAAATCCCTCCACGTGTTTTTATCATAGTATCAGATTTGATGTGCAATAATATGGACTTATTTATTTTCTTGCTTAATAAATTTTGCAAATTCTTTTATGCGGTCAAGCTGTTCTTCTGTATATTCTGTTCCATCAAAATGAGCGGCTATAGTAATAGGTTGGTCAACAACTTCGTTAGTCCAACCCATTAAATATGCAGGGGATACCTGTAATGCGTTTGCAATATCTTCTAATTTATCAACAGGCATATTTTTTATGTATCCTGTTTCGTATCTTTGTAAAGTAGATTTACTGATTCCGACCTTATCAGAAAGTGTTTGGTATGACATATCTAATTCTTCTCGTCTCTTTTTCATACGAGACATGATATCTTGCATTTTTTCGGAAATTTCTTTTTCACTCATATCTGCACCTCCGTATAAACTAATTATAAACTATTTTTTCATATTTGCAACAGATAATTTGGTAAAAACAAAAAAATGTTGCAAATGTGGGTTGACAATACTAAAATGCAGGTGTAATATAAAAACATCCCAAATATGCAACGGAAGGAGGGCGAAGAATGTCGTTCGATAAATTAAAAGGGAAAATGACGGAGAGACACGTATCACAAGAAAAATTATCTAAGGTATTGGGTATTACTGTACAATCGCTAAATGCAAAGTTAAACGGGAGAAGCCAATTTACTTTGGAAGAGGTGGTTAAGATTTCCGAACATTTGAAATTAGATAATCCTGTCGATATTTTTTTTAATCCGAGCGTCTCAAAAATGCAACACATAATTGAACCAGAAGAGGAGGAAGTGTGAAAACAAAAGAACTGCAAGGAGGGCCATTCCTTACAGTTTTTCGCCAAATTTGTTTACCCTATGTACTTTGCAGGTTTTCACCGCACTCGATGGCCCCAAGCACTTCTATCAAGTACTTTGCCACTTTCGCAGTTTTGGTTCTGCAATATGCCCGAATGCTGACAAATTATAAGGAATACACGATACGGTGAAGCATTTTAACGAGTGCCGTCTCATGGGTTTTATACTCCTTCTCTGAGTGCGTAACGCCGTATCAGTAATTACATTTGACCAGTTTTAGGTGCTTTGGTGCCACCATTGCGACCTTATATTAAGAGAACAGGCAATTTCAAAAATTCGGTCAAAAGACCAACTCCTTTCATTGCCTCATAGGCATGAAAGAATTTTATCATAATATGAAAAATATTTCAAAGTACAAAACATTAGATTATCTGTTTTAGACAGATCCAAAAGAGGAGGTGGATTAAATGCCGAAAGTAGAATTTCTTACAAGGCAGCAGAAAAGAGAACGTACAGTAGACGAGATTATCGACATATACCGAAAGCGGAAACACATCACAAAAAGTGATCTCGCAAAAAAGATCAATATGCCACGTTCTACTTTTAATGTGAAAGTAAGTAAGAATCAGGGAGAGATGAAATTGGAAGTGTTATGGGGTATCCTAGACGTTTTAGAAGTGCCGGCAGAGGAGCGGGCAAAAATTTTATTGTAAGAGGAAGGACAAGCATGGAAAAACAATTACCTGCGGTACGGAAGCTGGAACTGATCCCGATCGAGCGGAGAAATTTTCCGAAAGCGAATCGTAAGCGGAAGAAGATCCAGCGGAAAAGAAAAGAAAGAGACAATGCTGCAAGAGGACTGGTCACAGTAACAGTCGCCAGCATGATGTTAAACGCGGTGATGGCTGTGATCATTTACATCTTGCAGGCAGGACCGATTTGAAAGGAGGCGAACAAAGAAATGGACGAAGAGGTAAAGAAAGATGCCGAAGAAGAAATGAACTGTATCTTAGATCTGCTTGAAGAATGGTGCTTGAAATACGATCAGGATTATGCGAATGCGGTTGTACTTGTAAAGCATGATCAGATCACATCGTGGGGAAGTATAGGAGATCACGAAGACCTCGTTTGCAGAATAAAAAAGCGCCCATAAATGAGGCGGCAACCTCTAGGACGCATAGTTAAAAAATCATTTTTATTATAACAGAAAGGGTGAAGAAA